TGAAATTCAGGAATTGAAAGCACTAAAACAATCCATGCTAGAACAGGACGTACAAAACCGTGTAATGAAAGCACACCCAGATTATTCAGAGATCGCTGCTGATCCTGCATTCGCTGAGTGGGTTGGAGGTTCTGTTGTACGATTGGAATTGTATGAACGCGCTAATGCTAAGTTTGACTACGATGCTGCTAACGAGCTTCTCTCCACTTGGAAAGAACGTAAGGGCGCAGTTGAGCAGGCAAAGGTAGTACAAGAAGCAGACCGAAAGCAACAGCGTAAAGCTGCTTCAACGGGTTCAGCTAAGGGTTCTGATGCGTCTCCTTCCAAGAAGATTTATCGTAGGGCCGATATTCTTAACTTAATGCAAAATAATCCTAGTCGTTATCTTGAGTTGTCCGATGAAATTACATTGGCCTACGCAGAGAAACGAGTACGATAACTTAACTACTTACTTATAAAAGGTATATAAAAATGGGTTTAGGTACTAATCACGTAACTACTACTACTGCTGCAACTTTCATTCCAGAGCTTTGGAGTGACGAGATCGTAGCTGCTTATAAACAAAACTTGACTTTGGCAAACTTGGTTAACAAGATGCCTATGTCTGGCAAGAAAGGTGATACTCTTCACATTCCAAAACCATCTCGTGGCGTAGCTACTGCTAAGTCAGCATCTAGCCAAGTTGCATTGCAGGCTGCTACTGAAAGCGAAGTAGCAATCTCAGTCAACAAGCACTACGAGTACAGCCGTCTGATTGAAGATATTGCTGAAGTACAAGCTCTGGCTTCTCTGCGTAAGTTCTACACAGACGATGCTGGTTATGCACTGGCTAAACAAGTTGATACTGATCTGTTCGCTTTGGGTAAATCCTTCGGTAACGGTAACGGTTCTTCTTGGGTAACTAACAACACTTTCTTCATTGACGCTACTAACGGTAAAACTGCTTATGCAGAAGATACTGTTGCTGATGCTGACGTATTCACTGATGCTGGCTTCCGCGCTTTGATTCAAGAGTTGGATGACAACGACACTCCTATGGACGGTCGCTTCATCGTAGTTCCACCTTCTATGCGTAACACTATTATGGGCATTGACCGTTACCAGTCTAGCGACTTCGTTGACGGCCGTGGTGTTCAGAATGGTCAAATCGGTACTCTGTACGGTATCGATGTATACGTTTCTACTAACTGCCCAGTTGTTGAGACTGCTGCTGCTAACTCTGCGTCTAGCGTAGACATTCGCGGTGCTATCTTGGGCCACAAAGATGCTATGGTATTGGCAGAGCAAGTGGGCGTTCGTTCACAAACTCAGTACAAGCAAGAGTATCTAGCTAACTTGTTCACCTCTGATACCATTTATGGTACTGGTGTTCTACGTCCTGAGTCAGGTATTGTTCTGGCTGTTCCAGACGCGTAGTAGTATAGCGTAACCATGAGGGAGGCATCTTAACGGGTGTCTCCCTTTTTGGGTATAAGATATTAAATTTAAACGGGGGGCTATACGTTGGGTATATACAGGGGTTCAGGTGGCACTGGTGATGCAAACAACGATGCCACTATTAATGAGATAGAAAACTACAGATCAGAGGCGGCACAAAGCGCAACAAGTGCCGCTGCAAGTGCTAGTACAGTAAAGAGTGTTAACTATGCTGCAACCACATTAGCAGCAGGTTCTAGTGCCACATCTAGTTATGATGCTGGTACAAACACAGTTACAGTTGGTATCCCAGTAGGTGATACGGGAGCCACAGGAGCCACAGGAGCTACTGGAAGTCAAGGCCCAGTAGGTAGCCAAGGCCCACAAGGAGATCAGGGCGTACAAGGGCTTACAGGAGCTACAGGGCCTCAAGGGGCTACAGGATCACAAGGTGCTACGGGAGCTACAGGATCTGTTGGTGCAACAGGTGCAACTGGAGCAGACTCTACAGTAGCTGGCCCCCAAGGTATTCAGGGTATTACTGGAGCTACTGGATCTCAAGGAGCCACTGGAAGTCAAGGCGCTACGGGAGCCACTGGGCCACAAGGCGCTACAGGGGCAACAGGGGCAGACTCTACGGTAGCAGGCCCGACAGGAGCTACTGGAGCCGCTGGAGCTACTGGAGCTACTGGGGCTACTGGACCTACTGGCCCTACTGGAGCTACGGGTGCTGCTGGTTCTGATGGCGCTGATGGGGGCTTCCCCTCTGGAACACTTATGCTGTTTCAACAAACTGCTGCACCTACGGGCTGGACTAAACAAACAACTCACAATAACAAAGCACTGAGAGTAGTTTCTGGCACAGCAGGTTACGCTGGTAGTTACCCGTTCTCAACTGTATTTTCAAAGACAGCAACAGACTATAGGTCGTTGACCGTTGCAAATCTGGCGAGCCACAGACACTCCATAGATGCTAACGGTGGAGATGGCTCAGGTACTCGTGTAGATAGGGCTAGTAATTCAGGCTCCACCTACATCTCGAATACAAACTATGCAGGCAGTAACTCTGCCCACACTCACCCAATGGATATTCGAGTACAGTACGTTGACTTAATCATTGCGAGCAAAGACTAATGGCTGACTACTGCCCACTTGTGAAAGGCAAATGCAAAGAACATAAGTGCAAGTTCTACATTCAGGTTATGGGAGCTAATCCTCAAACTGGCGAGGATGTCAGCCGATGGGATTGTGCAGTAGCATGGTTGCCAATACTTATGATTGAGAACTCACAACAGCAACGGCAAACAGGATCTGCTGTAGAGTCATTCAGAAATGAAATGGTAAAAACAAACCAACTCGCATTGGAGGTGATGTCAGATAACCCAATGCTAGATAAACAATGAGGCAGGAAATAGCATGAGACTAACTATTGTACCAGAGGATTCACTTGTCATTGTGGATGGAGTGCCAGTTAGCATAGACCTTCTGGGTTTCTCAGAGTTGATTGGTGTTCATGCCGTTCAATGGTATGGGTCGGAAGGAGAGATCGAGTTTAAGGATGGAGGGGTTTCAAACTCTATCATAACTGATGTATCACCCTATATGGGTGTAGTGGATGCACATGGCGTAGAGGTTGTTCGCCTAGCTGAAGCAGCAGAAGCACAGGCTATCTTAGATGAGCCTAGATTTAATAGGGATGATGCACTGGAAGCCATTGTACATGACTTCGGTGATGGCCGAATTATACAAGCACGAGAGTCTGATGAGACTAACTTACGCAACTCAGAGGAGATGATGATTCGGCGTGGTATGCCATCAATGGTTTGGGTTATGGCTGATAACCTTCCTGCCAATGTAACACCAGCAGACCTTCGTACAGCCATAGAGTCAGGACAAGATCAAGCTGCAACAATTTGGGATAAGTACATTACTGACCTAAAAACAATAACAAAATGATGGGGCTTGTAGATATGGATTTCCAAACACTCTTTAACACAGCGTTAGGTGTTGTGTTTATGTTATCTGGATGGTTTTGTAGAGCGCTGTGGGATTCCGTTAACCACCTTAGATCAGAGATTCAGGAAATGGAAAGACGACTTCCTGAAACTTATCTAAGACGAGACGATTACAACGTAGATATAGCAGAGATAAAGCAACTACTACTCCGCATATCAGAACGTATGGATCGTAAGGCAGATAAATAATATGGGAATGATAGGCAGGATATTTGGTACAGACAAAGCTGTTGACAACCTCCTAGATAAGGATAACGGCCTACTAACACAGGTAGGTGGTTGGATAGGTGGCCTAAAACACACGGAAGAAGAAAAGGCAGAGGACGCACAAGCAACAAGGCAGTGGGGCTTAAAGCAACTAGAAGCACTAGAGCCGTTCAAAGTAGTACAACGGATACTAGCTTTTGCAGCAGCAGCCTTGTGGATTATAGTAGGTTTGAATGTACTGCTAGGTATCTGGTTCGCTAATCCAGTAACCATACAGCACTTAAAAGAGTTTGCTATGTCTGATTATATATTCTGGCCTGTAATATCTGTGTTCTCTTTGTACTTCTCTGGCGGTGTTGTAAACTCTTTAAGAAAAAAATCTTAGAAAACTATAGACAAACGCTTAAAAGTATGATATAATATTAAACACCTAATGAGGATATAAACAAAGTGACCTACTTACAAATAGTAAATAACATTCTAAAGAGACTTAGGGAGCGTACTGTATCTACTGTAAACGAGACAGACTATAGTTCCCTAATTGCGTTATTTGTTAACGATGCAAAAGAGCTAGTAGAGAACTCTTGGAACTGGTCTGCTCTAAGAACATCATTAACTGTTAACACAACAGATGGTGTATTCAGCTACGAGATGAATGGTACTCAAAACAGATTCTCCATGTTAGATGCTATCAACGTAAGTGATAACTCCTTTCTTGAATACAAGACAGCCCATGAGTTTAACACTTACTTCTTATCAGCAAGTCCACAACGTGGTATACCTACAGTATATAGCTACAATGGTATTAGCTCTGATGGTGATACTCAGGTTGATCTATACCCCATACCTGATGGTGTTTACAATCTAAGGTTCAACATTGTACAACGAACTGCTGGCTTAGTTAATGATTCAGATACAATCACCGTACCATCTAGGCCTATAGAGACATTAGCATACGCCCTTGCAGTAGAGGAGCGCGGTGAAGATGGTGGATTATCCCCTGCCTCAGCAATAGCACTAGCTGACAAAACACTAAGTGATGCTGTTGCATTTGATTCTGCCAAACACGAAGAAGAAACAGAATGGATGGTACGCTAATATGTCAAAACAACTACAGGCTGTCGCTATTGCAGCTCCGGGATTCTTTGGGCTAAACACCCAACAGTCTGGGGCAGTAACAGGACAAGGCTTTGCGCTTAAAGCAGAGAATTGTGTAATTGATAAGTACGGTAGGCTTGGTTCTCGTAATGGTTGGTCTTATGTATCTACTGCAAAAGATACAGTGGCAGATGCAAACGTAGGTGTAAATCTAAAAGGGCTAACAAGGTTCTTAGATGTTGCAGGTGTAGAGACATACATTAGCTGGAGTGACGACAAGTTCTACACTGGTATCTCTGATCTAACAACTGTAGACCTCACAGGTGTCTCTGACACTATCACTACTGGCAACTGGCAAGCAGCCAGCCTTAATGACCACCAATATTTCTTCCAGAGTGGTTACAAACCTTTATTGTATACTTACCATACAGGGTCTGTAGAATTTTTAGATGTAGACAGTCACGCACATTCTAGTGGTACAGCACCAAAAGGCAACACAGTGCTATCTGCATACGGTAGGTTGTGGGTAGCAGACCTTGCTACTGAAAAGACTACAGTATACTTTAGTGATGTTTTAGATGGCGCTAAATGGAATACTGGTACTGCTGGTTCATTAGATATATCTGCCGTACTTACTAAAGGTACGGATCAAATTGTAGCTTTGGGGGCACACAATGGGAACTTGGTCATTTTCTGTAGAGACTCTATTATCATCTACGAAGATGGAGATAACTTTCAAGGTAGTTTTGACACTGCCTCTTTAACACTTGTAGAAGTAATACAAGGTGTTGGTTGTGTTGCCAGAGATTCAGTACAGGGCTTAGGTGATGACATACTATTCTTATCTGCTAATGGTGTAAGGAGCCTATCTCGTGTTATCCAAGAGAAGTCACAACCACTATCTGATGTATCCCGTAACGTACAAGATGATATTGTACAGTTACTACGGGGCGAGATAAGCACATCTGTTAAGTCTGTATACTCAGCTAGTAATAGTTTCTACCTTATCAGCTTTCTAAATTCAGGTAGTACATACTGCTTCGACACTCGCGGTAGACTAGAAGATGGATCGTTTCGTGTATTGCTTTGGACAGAGCAGACTGCAAATGGTTACTTAGACTATAATGGTTCTTTGTATCTTGCAGAAGATAATGGATACGCAAAGTACACTGGACACTCTGACAATGGTTCTAGTTATCGTATGACCTACTACACGACATACTTAGACTTAGGTGAGCCTAGTTCAAGTAAGTTTGTTAAGCGTATTAGTGCTACGACTATTGGTGCTACAGGCCAGACCTTCGTTATGAAAGTTGGTTATGATTACAACGATCAATATAACTCATATCCATTTATAACAAGTGCTGGTGGATTACACGCAGAGTATGGATTAGCTGAATATAACATTGGTGAGTACTCAACAGGTACTTTGATTGATAACATACAAGCACCTGCTGGTGGTTCTGGTACAGTATTACAGGTAGCATTTGAATCTGATATTGATGGTGCAGAATTAAGTCTACAGAAGATTTCTGTTTACGTTAAACTTGGAAAGATAACTTAAAAGGTATATAAGAGATATGTCTAACTATACAAAAGCAACTAACTTTGCATCTAAGGATGCCCTACCTAGTGGTAATCCAGCCAAGGTTGTTAACGGTACAGAGATTGATGACGAATTTAACGCAATCCAAACTGCTGTAAACACTAAGGCTGATCTTAATGCACCTACCTTTACTGGTGTTCCTAGTGCGCCAACGGCTGCACCAGCTACCAACACTACCCAGATAGCTACTACAGCGTACACTACAGCAGCCGTAGCTGCGATACCAGACACGTTAGGAGGCCAGACTAGTGCTTACCACCTAGACCGTACAAATCACACAGGAGCGCAAGCACAGTCCACTGTAACTGACTTGGTTACAGACCTAGCAGCTAAAGCACCACTAGCTTCTCCTAGCCTTACAGGGACTCCTACAGCACCTACAGTTTCCATTGCTTCTGATTCTAGTACAAAAGTAGCTACTACTGCCTTTGTACATAATGTGGTGTCTAGTTCTTCAAGTGGGTATTACGCCGAAAATGGTTATGAAGTACTACCTAGTGGTTTAAAGATTCAGTGGGGTAGAAATACAATCACAGCTACAACAACAACTGTAACATTCCCTAGTGCGTTTAGTAGTGCTTGTTACTCTGTTACTTGTACAGCATACAAGTCAGGAAACACTGGCGGCTTAGGAAGTGCAGCAGGTCTTAACTCGCTTCCAACAACAACTGGTTTTGTAGCTAGTACAGCTTCAGCACATGACGATCTACTTTGGTGGGCAGTGGGTAAGTAACCCATAACACCATATAACATAATTTTATAGAGGAATAGGCGCATGACTTTTGCTTTTGATCCGGTCTCAGCAGGTATTGGTTTGGTAAGTGGGATGTTAGGGAGTAGTGGTGGTTCTAGTGGGCCAGACATTCCAAGATGGATGAGGAATGCAGGTAAACGTACTGAGTTTCAACCTTACACTTTGAGAACTGGTGTAGGTACAACAGCTGGTGGCTTTAAAGAAGGTGGCTCACCTACAGTAGCTATTGATCCGCAATTAGAGGCACTCCGACAACAAGGCTTTGGCCGAGCTGGTGGTTTCTTTGAACGTGCGGGTGTTGCACTAGACCGACCTGTAGGAGAAGTTACGGGTTTTGGTAACGTAGATGAACTTACCCGCCAACGGTTTGAACAGCAACGTGCATTACTTGATCCAGCATTTCAACAACAACAAGCCCAACTCAAAGAGGGTTTGTTTGGTAGTGGTCGCTTAGGCTTACAGCTTGCAGCACAAGGTGCAGGTGCAGGTGGTCAAGGTTTCGTAAACCCTGATGCCTTTGGATTAGCTAGAGCGCAATCACAAACTCTATCTGAAGCCGCACAAGCTGCCCGTGAAGGTGCTTTGGCTGAAGAACAACAACGGTTCCAAGCTGGTGTACAGAAGCTACAGTTGGACGAGCAACTACAAGAACAACGACAAGCAGGCTTATTGGGTATGGGTAGTGGTATGCTTGGTCTTGGTCAAACTGTTTCTGAGATGGAAGAAAACCTTATTAGGCTTGGTCTTAATGCAGAAGCAGCTCGTTCTGCCGCATCTGCCTCTGCTGCTGGTGCTGGTGCAAGCGCCCTTAGTGCTGCTAACTCCTACCGTCCTACTGAGGGTTTGGGCAGCCAGCTTCTTGGGGCAGCCGTGTCTGGATTTGCATCTAAGTGGGCTGGTGGTGGTACAACTGGTGGTACAACTGGTGGTACAACTGGTGGTACAACTGGTGGTCTCCCCCCTTCTGACAGACGATTAAAAGATAACATCGTGGTTATAGGCAAGTTTGGCCCACTCGATCTAGTTAGTTGGACTTGGAATAAAATAGCTAACGGCCGTGGTTTACACGGAGACTCTGCTGGTGTAATTGCACAGGATGTTCGTAAGGTAGCACCAGAGCTTGTTGGTGAAAGGGACGGGTATCTTACGGTTGATTACAATGGTATCTTAGTTAAATTTGCAGGTACAGAATAATGGCTGGTTTATTAGGTAGGGGGCCAACGGCCCTAGAGATACTGACTGCTAAGAAAGAACAAGTCTTTGCAGATCTACAAGATCAACTACGTAGGGCTGCTGCAAGTAGGTCTAATGCCCCAGTGTTAGCAGGGGGTATGACAGACCTTGGTTCAGCATTTGGTAGAGCATTAGCTGGGCGAGTCGGTGGTGAAGATCCTGAAGAAGCTAAGGCAAGAGCGGAAGATGAGCAAAGTGCAGCACTGTCAGCCCTTGTTGCCAATGCACAAGGTATAGGAGATGTACACAAAATAAGTGATGCTGTTGCTCAAACAAATATAGAGTTAGCGGAAAAAATCCTTGAATACGGAAATAAGAGATTTGGTAAGAAGGCAGCATACAAGTTAAGACAGATTGATATGGAGCAAACAATAAACGCTTTACAGCAACTAAATACTAAATATGATCCAGACGATATAGGGTCGCTTACAATAGCAATACAAAATGCTGTTAATGATAACCCGGGTGTAAGCCAGAGTGTTATAGAACAAAGTGTGATAGGTGCGGGTACTGATACAGTTAGTGGGTTTTGGGGGGATAGTCATAAATTTAGTATGAGTAACCTAATGGGTTCTGGTAATGTAGGCCAAGCAACCAGTAGCAATAGTGCAAATCAAGGAAGTGTCGACGGTACTAATTACACCACATCTGTTGAGCAGACACCAGAAGTTGAGCAGACACCAGAAGTTGAGAAGACACCAGAAGAATAGGTAAACACGCTATGCAATACAAAGAAAAGGTTGGGAGGTTTACGATAACTGTCAATGCCGATAAGGAGTTGTCACCAGAGCAAGTACAGTCTATCGCTCAAGAGAGGTACAGTGACTACGGCTCTGCTATGGACGAGGGCGGTGGCTATGTATTTGATAAGCTACTCGAAGTACCTGCCTACAGAGATGCGCTCATTAATCGGTGGGAGCTTTCTGAGGGTAAATCCAAATACGGCAACCAACCAGATAAAAAGTGGGATGGTGATATTGAAGATTTGAGGGACATGCAAGAAGAAACCTTTGAGGAATTTAACAACGCCACCAACAATGAGTTACTGCTTGCAAAGAAAGCAGCACAGATTTTAAGCATGGGTGATGATGAACGTGAAATCAACCGTGTGTTGTACGAAGCTTGGGATAGGACTTCTGCTACAGGTGAGGGTTCTCGTAGTGGGTGGGAGCAAGCTAAGGACATCTTCCCAGCAATCTTTGCACCTAGCACACTGATGGGTGGTAAAATTATTGGTGGCCCTATGATGAGACTTGGAGCAAGGAATGCACTAAAGTTGGTGTTGGCTGGGGGTGCTAGTAAACATAAAAAGAAAACGGTTATGAAGTCACTAGCTGATACAACAGCGCGTGGTGCAGCGGCTGGTGCTATTTATGCTGGCGGGTTTGATGTAGCAGAGCAGACAGGTATTGCAATGAATCTTGATGAAAATCGAGAGTTTGATGCAGGCAGGGCTGCGCGTACAACTGCAGCAGGTGCTGTATTAGGTGGGGCTGTTGGTGGAGTGCTACCCCTAGCAGGGGGTATGATAGGCCGTAAAAAAGCAAAGCAGACAGAGGCCACTCGTGTAGCAAGACTACGTGCAAGGGATAAAGAACGGGCAGAATTTAAAGCAAAGAAAGAAAGCGAGATTATTGAGGCTAGGATTGAGGCTGAGAAAATAGTCAAGGCCGAATTAGGCAAGGTGGTAAATGTTAAACCACCTTCTAGTGGGCAGAAAGTGCATAAAAACCTGTCAGATGATATAAAAATTCAGGCCAAAAAATTAGAGGAGTCTGGTCTTAATAGACAGCAAGCCAAAGAACGAGCCAATAAGGGCGTGACTGGTGGATATAAACTGGGGCAGTTAGTCAAGGTAGCTAAGGGAAACTTGGGACTAGCTAGACACGCTGCCAAGCTAAAGAATTCGATTGGAGATAGTACAGACCCTACACCTGAATTAACAGCTAACAGAAAGAGTATACGTCAGGTAAGACAACAACAAAAACCTACTAATAAGAAACGTAAGGCAGCCATAGCTAGGGCTGTGGCTCAAAAGGTAGGGGTAGTCAAGGGTAGACACCCAGAAGCCCTTAAACGGGCTGTAGTGCAGGCTACAGAAGAAGTCACTAGAGATTTCGACAAAGCTGCTGTTAGTGAAATAGGTCGATTAGCAGAAAGAAACGCAGAACTTATTGCGGGTCGTCGGTCTGCAAACAAGCAAGCAGCAGAGCTGGAGAAGATAGAGGCTGGCTATGTGCCTAAGGAGTTTGCCCTAGAAGAAACACGGCAGACATTTAGTATGATTGCTAATAAAACAAAGAGGAGCTTGGGTTGGGTATCACCTAACATTAAGAACACAGACAAGGAGTGGCTTAGTGTACTAACCCCTCAAGAACTTGCCCAAGTTAAAATGAATAAGGTCAGTCCAGAGCTAAAACAGAAATTAGACAGTGGGCCACTACCCCCTCGTGAATTGTATGTACCACAAAAGTTAGATGATCTTGCACCAGTTACTCCGTTAGAAAAAACTTTTTTACAAAACACAGTGGGTAAGACAAACCAAGAGATTAGGAGAAAATACCCTTGGTACAATGATATTATAGTATCTATCTCATCTCGTGCTGAGAGGTTGCATGGCCCCTTAGCTTTGATGTTCCAACAAGCTGATCGTACAACCACTAAACTTTCTGGTATGTTAGTACCCCTAGAAACAAAGTTAAAAGCAGTGGGTAGGTTGGTAGATAAGGCAGGTCTTAAAACAGATTTTGATTTAGCTTGGCACAATGAGAATTGGGTTGCGTTAAGGACTATCTACAAAGAGGCCACTGGCGATTCTATGGATTCCTTCGAGAAGGTGTTGAAGAAGGCGTTTAAAGATAGACAGTTCCGCAAATCACACAAACCTACAACAAAAGGTTATCGTGATTCCTACCTTCCTAGGTCTGTTAAAGACTATGATGGTCTTATGAACTACCTTAGCAAAAAGAATAACATGAAAGCTATGGATGTTTACGACCAAGCACTGTTGGTAGTGGCTAGGAAAAGGGGGTTAGATGTAGAAAACTTAACTCAAGATATAAAGGATGAGGTACTTAGCGCACTAATAGAAAAGGGTAAAAAATTTGATGCTAAGAAGTTCCGCTCTGGTACACCACATGATAAGAAGCGTTCTATAACCAAGGTAAATCAGGAGATGTTACAGTTTTATAACACTCCACTAGATACCTTCTCTTCTTGGAACAGACGAACTGCTGCTGACGTAGCTGAGACTGAGTTCTTCAGGGGCCATGCTGTGTTTGCAAAAGATGGCTCGTTCTCTATGGAGGATTCTGTAGGTAGTTTAGTAAACAAAATGAAGGGCGTAATGTCTGCTGATATGAGAGAACTTCGTAAACTAGTGGAAGCTAGGTTTATGAATGGTAGACAGCCAGCAGGCAAATTTATGCAGAACTTTCGTAATGCTATTTACCTAACACTACTTGCTAACCCGCTATCAGCAATGACACAGTTAGCAGACCTACCTATGGGTCTTATGATTAATGGGTTGCGTGATTCTATACAGGTATTGTTACATCCGGGAAGGGGGCCATCTGCTGAAGAAATGCACATGATGCATGTAATGGCTGACGAGTTCTCTAATGAGACTAAGATGGCTCACATATTACACAAGGCTTTTAAGTGGTCTGGTTTTATGGCTGTAGATGAATTAGGTAAGAACTTCATACTCAAGGGTGCTTACAACAGACTTACTAGGCTATCTAAGACTGCTAAGGGGCGGAAGGAGTTAGCCCGTAAACATGGTAGTAAATGGGAAGGCCACTTTGACCAGCTCATTAACGATGCTGCAAACGCTAAAGATGGCGAAGCTACTGATTTAATGGAGATGTTCTTGTGGCAGGAGCTGGCAGGTGTACAACCTATTGGCCCATCAGAACTGCCTACTGCATGGCACAACCACCCCAACGGTAGGGTGCTATATGCGCTAAGGACGTTCACCTTAAAACAGTTAGACTACCTCCGTAAGAATGTAGCAATGGAGTGGGAAAGGGGAAATCATAAGGAGGCGGTTGGACGGGCAGCCTTGTATCTTTCTTTAATCCCTGCTAGTAATTTGGCTGTACATGAGCTGAAGAACTTTGTTAAGTACGGGGAAACGTCTGATCCGAGTACAATACCAGAGAAACTTGCTTGGGGCACACTTGCCATAGTTGGTGGAGACAAGCGGGTATTTAATAGTGTTGCAAGGGGCGATCTTGGTAGGGGTCTTGCTGAAGCCATTACACCTCCTGTACCTATTGTGAAATCTGCAGTGAAAGATATAGCAATGTTTATGGATCCTTCGTTTGGTAGGTGGCAGGATACGATTAAAGAACTAAATAGTCTTAAGGAATTCCCATTGTTCGGGCCAGTTGCTTATCATCTCTGGGGCAAAGGCAAGGCGGATTGGGAAGAACGACAAAGAAGGGAGGATCTTGCGGCGCTTAAAAAATAACACTAAGGCAATAAAAAAGCCCCTAAAGATTATCAAGTCTCTAGGGGCTTTCCTTTGTACGCTTACTTATTTAATTGGGCAAGCACCTCCTGCACATTCATCTTCGTTCAACTCGTCAAAGCTCTCTGTATGAGTTAAGTCTACTGGTGAAAGTTTAGATACATAAGTATCGTATGCTTCCTTAGTCACTACCTCTTGTGGTAAGTACAAGTACCCTAAGTCCTCTGCTGACTTAGAAGGATCAGCACGATACAAGAATGATACACCTACATAGCACTCCCAGTTATCTAACAACCAATCTACAATACCCTCTACCTCGCTAGGGTCATAGCTAATCGTTACACTTGTGTTCTGCTGTGTCCAGAACTGTTGGTACTTCTTGTAACGCTCTAGCTGTTCTAAGGCAGTCTCAGTGTTAACCTCTAAGACAGTACCATCTTCCTTAGTGATCTTGGTAAACTCCACATCGTCCCAAGCTACAGGGAAAGTACATAACATACCTTCCACATCGTTAGGGTTAGGGAACACATTGTACCCTGCTTGGATTAGCTTAGGGATCAATGGATCGTTCTTACCAAAGTTCACATTGTTAAAGATGTAACGACCTAGTGGCTTGTGTACACCTTCAGTAGTATCCATGATCTTACTCAGAGTACCACTAGGCTTAACACACGTTGTGTTCTTAGGACGTTGTGTACCTAGTTCATCTGCCATAGAGTAAGTAGCGTTAACAGCTTCTAGCTGCATCTGCTTCAAGTCATACTCAGATAGGTCGTCACGTTGTGCAATACCAGTTAGACCAACACCACATAGACGTAGGAACTCATTGTTCTGATGCCATGCTTCCTGTAGGATACCGTCTCGTAGGTCTACACAAGTCTGGCGATAGTTAGCTCGACCAGCAATGCGTAAGGCCCGTAGTAAGCCTGCTTGATCCCCTTTGAACTTGGCAATGTCTACTTCCGTTAAGTTACAGAATGACTTGTTACCTAGTAGGATTTCTACACAAGGGTTACAACCGTACCACCAAGGGGCACGTTGTCGTGCTACCTGACCATTGATGAAGCCGGGTTCACTACCACCTGCATCTTCCATTAAGTCAAAGATATGTTGTAGTTGATCCTTGCTAGGCTTCTCCATAAAGGCTAGTGAGTTATTACTCTGTGCCCGTTGGATATTGTTTACCCACCAATCTTTCTTGGCTACTGCGAACTCTTGCCATTCCGGTTCGTCCACGTGAAATAGAGCGATTTGGGCAGACCGACGACTAGACAGAATAGTACCAAGCCAATTAACAATATCAAGAATGTCAATGCGACTAAGCATCTGCCCAGCGCGTCTATTAAGAATCTCGGCAATAGCCACATAAGCCTTAGAGATTGCTGTATCACCCGAACTAATCCACCCATAACCTTTTAACCTCTCACCTGCTGGACGTAACTCACTAAAGTCTAGTACTAATTCGTCTACCTTTTCCTTACCTGCTAGTAGTTTACCAATAGACTTGGCCCATGCTTCTGCACTGTCACCAATCTTAATAGTCCATACACCATCAATAATATCTTCTTCATTGTACTCTAAGCCGCCCTTCTCTGTACGTTCAGAGTTAATGATACTAACAGTAGGGATAGGGCTAGAAAAGCCGTTGAGCGTCCCTACAACTGGAGTAAAGCCTACACCACAGCCTTGTAGTAACAACCATAGAGTGTCCACTACATCGTAGGTTGTCTCTACCTTCAGGAAGCTACAGTTAAACTGTGAGGCTTCGCGTGTCTGTGCTACTGTTGTACCACCTAGCCATAGTGTACGGCCACTCATAGATACCTTACGTTCGTACATCAACTGTCGTAGTTCATCTAACTCTGCTTTACGGGCTTGCTTTTGCTCTGGTTTAAACAGACCTACTTCGTCTGCTCTATCCCACAACCACGACTGGTGTTCTATAACACGATCTACTGTCTGTTCCCAAGTCTCAAACTTAGTGCCCTCATCGTTAAGTGGGCGGTTGTAGGTTCTCCGTGTAATGATCTGCGCTCTTGCTGATGGTTCGTACATATTCTTATTACTCCTGAATGTCTTGTTCTTTTATGAAGATACCATCTACCATGATACCCCCGCGGTCTTTAATTTCTTCGTATGCGTGTTCCATACATTGCAATAAGTTCAACTCGTTTCTTTCTGCAATGTTAATCAAAACTACTAGCATATCCCCAATGTCATCTATAGGTGACTCACCCTTAACAACACTAGTCTCCAATTCGTAAAGCTCCTCCTTGAGCTTGGTTACTTGTGACCTATCATTACTGCCATCTATCAAGTTACGATCATGGTGCCACTTCTTGATTAGGTCTATTTGCTCCATCATCTTGTTCACTTTACTTCTGTACCTCCAATAGTTTTTGTAAGTAGTGTAGTGCCTTTTCTAAGTCCTGCTTACCGTTCTTTGATTTATACCTAGTAACATACTTTACTACATTACCCTCTAGGTATCCTAAGTTATTAGCCACTATGTAGTCCCAAGGTTGTATGCTCTTTTCTACATAGTGACCACCACCCACTTGCTTTTGTGATGCCTTACTAGTGTCAGTCATATAGTAACTACCTTGGTAGGTAACTTCTCCAATGGGACTTTCTTTGTTACCCATACAGCCCATAGTCCTGTTGCCAGCCCCTTGTTTTATGCTGGCACCTGCTCTTGCAAGCAGTCTTGTTTTCTTACCATGAATCAACCTGCGTTCTGGTACCATAGTTAAACCAGCATCCGCCAGCAGATGTTTCTGTGAATGGGTGGTTACAGAGTTCGTCCTAAAAATATCGTCAAGGCATTCTTTCTGAAAGAACCAGTAATCTTCAAGACCCTCTATCATACCTTTAATTTCAGTGACAATAGTATTTTTACCCACACACATATTCCACTCATTGGGGGTTGCATCATTTAGTCTTCTCTCTGCGTCCACTAGATCTGTCATCTTTTTTATCCTTTTCTTTTTTACCGAATATCTTATCCCAGTTATCCTCAAATTTCTTTTGGTCTAGCGCAGTCCTTTGCGCCGACCCTTTACCACCATGCCACTCCTTACCCATATTTCTCTCTTAGGAACTCCAAGCTAACTGGTAGTTCATCAAAGCCTCCGTCGTTAACTTCATTCAGCATCCAGATACCTTTCCAGCTTCCGTTACCTTGATGCCCCAAGTAATCCTCATCGTGTTGGTAGAAGATGCCAGCAAATAAACCTGTTAAGCGTTTACCATCTGCTCGTTTGGCATAGGCTATGTCCCTATCTTGCACATGGCCCATAACCGTAGACATCATTTTCTTATTAATCATAGCTCTTGCACTACCACAAGGTCTACCCATTACACCTGTAGTAAAGAAGTGGGCAAATGCTACACCCTCTACAACTACTGGCTTTAGATAATCGTGTACTTCCCAATCATCTAGGTTTAAATCCTTGTAACCGATAGTATCCTCTAAGATAGCATCGTTTTCAATAGCCCGTTCAATCCTTTGTTCGTGATTACCCATTGTGTAAATCATTCTAGGGTTCCACTGTTTCTTCTTATTCCTTTTTAAACGGTTGATCTCTGACTTAATAGGTTGTAGGAATAAGTCCATTGCAATGTTACCTGCATCTACATCGTCCTTATAACGTCTACCCTCAAAAGACTTCTTACCAACATCGTAAGAAGATAGGCTAGGCATATCCCAGAAGTCACCAATGTTTACTATCACATCTGGCTTCTTTTCTGCAATATACCTACCAGCCCAGAGTAGATGTTGCAAAGGAACATCTGGCTTTACCTGTGCGTCCGGTATTACGCATATCTTCATATTGACTACCCCTTTTAAATATCAAACTCATCTGGTTTCTTTACTTCCTTACGTTGTACATACCGTAACCAAGTATAGTGTGAGTAGTCCACCAAACCATAAGCACCTAAGCCTACACACAACGCTAACTCCAACAAGTGTGTCTTGATACCACGTTTAAAGAACTCCCTATCCCGTACTACATCTTCTACAACCTGCATGGTATAGCATAGTAGACCACAAGATACCCAAGCAACAACCGCCAAACTAAATACTTCACTCATAATAATCTCCACTCTGTTTAAAATCATTTATAATATCACTGTACGCATCTAACTCTGCCCTTAAAACATCTTGCTCATCCTCCTCGAAGTCTAAGTCTGGCATATCAAATTCTTCGTCTGTATGCTCTGTTATGAAATGTGCGGGTAACATACCCCGTTCTGATAGATCACTTACAACACCTAACATCTCTGTCACAGACATTACGCAAGCAAACCTACAAGTACCACATATTCGTGAGTTACCTACTATCTTATATTCGGGTTCCTTAGTCCCGCAGTTGTAACAATATTTCATATCACTCATAAGTTTTTTAACTCCCGTATCCATTCCTTCGGGAACTCTTTAAAAGCGTATGGTATCCCGTACTTCTTACACCAGTCAGAATACTTCTGCTTCTTCTTAGAAGTTACCCAGTTGTCCCTTTGAAACAACATTCGTATATCTCTGTCCGGGTGTTCTTCCTTAATAGCCTTCATCTTAGTTCTGTCTGGTGAAGTGAAGCGGCCCTTGGCCTCTACAATAACAGCACCATCACCGAATATAAAGTCTGGGTTGTAAGTCCTTGTTAGCTTAACAGACTTGCTACCACAATCACTACAGACCCCCCGCTTCTTTAGGTTGAACTCTAGCTTAATAGTTTCATACTCAAAAGGTACTCCACACTCGTCTAGTTGTTGTGCCAGTCTACGTTCTAAACCACTCCTGTACTTGTTACCCATAGTTAAATCCTAATGGCATTTGTCTATCACGTTGTAGCATCCATAGTAGTTGGCTATTCTCTACCGCTCTTTGGAAGCCTTCACCGTACCCTAGTTGATCGTTGTATAGGTCTACTATCATCTCCTCCCAATCCTCCACTGGGGTTTCATCTAGTAGTTTGTCAGCCTTCTTCGGCCCTATACCCTTTAAACCAATTATGTTATCTACCTTGTCTCCGGTTAGCATTTGGTGGTGGAAGAATCTAAACCCCTCATCCTCTGTAACCTCCTGCCACTCCTCCTTTACATAGTTATAGTGCTTTCCCGGAACCATTAACAAGTCTTTATCTATCGTTGCAATGGCAGTATCTTCGGTTTGTGATAACGCTAGTGCATCATCTGCTTCCATACCATCTATAACCTTTGCACTATAACGCTCTGTAATGTAGTCCCTGATTAACTGGTAGTGTACTGGCTTATCAGTACCAGACCTGTTTGCTTTGTAATCCTCTCTAACCTTAAACCTGAAGTTATCCCTTCCAGTTAGGAACACTGTGTACTCATCGCACTCTGTGTCCTCTATGATCCTATCCATGTACAGTTTGCAGCTATGCTTGGCAAAAGATACTGGGTCAGCTTTGACCAACCCAGTCTCCTTGTCCTTTTTCTGACAGGCAAAGCCTATTCTGTACACTATGGGATCACCATCTATCAGTAATCTCATAGCCAACCTCCTTAGAAGGGAACTTCATCATCAAAGTTATCGGCTGGTACTGGTCTAGCTGGTTGTGCTGGTGCTGTTGCCACACCTTCATCAATGCGTTTATCAAACACATGACGGGCCAAACCAAACAGTGCCTTAGTCGCTGGGTTGTCTAAGTCATCTGCATCACCTACACAAGCATCACTAATTCTCATGGCAGAAACACCGTCCTTGTACTTAGCAGGGATTGGTGTCACTGACCCGATGTTGTCATACTTAGCACTTGGGTCAGCCTTACTTGTACCATGTACTACGTTAACACTACATGGCTCGCTAATAACAGAATCCCAATCAGCTACTTGACCTTCTTTTGCACCAGAGTCAAACACTTTATAGTATTCTAGCTCCTTACCCTTTTCGTTTAATGTATGAAAGATATTGATAGGTCTTGTCCACATTAGTCGTGGCTGTTCGTTACCATCAATTACCACTGTTGAATCTACTAGCTCAATGCCTAGTGAGATTTGCTGGCAAGGTGGTTTCTCCTCACCCCTAAACTCTCTGGCTTGTAGCCCCAAGTCTCCTACATAGGCTAGGCGACCTTCATATTCACCTGCTTCTAAGTTCTCATACTCGGCGCGGTTACCAGTGTTTTGTTCCTGACCTCGACGTTTTAACATAATATACTACCTTCTCTTTTTTGTGTGATTGTTTTTGTGTACTGTACCAGACTTGTGTCTAGTTGTCAATGAATTTCTGAATAATTTTTACCAAATTGTACGTCACAATCCAGATCTCTGTTAAGCCCAAGATAATTATTCACCTTGTTTACACTATCTTTTAAGAGTTTAGTGCAACCCTCTCTGTTACCCTCCTTAATGTCTATGATTATCTCATCATGGAACTGTGCTGTCAACTGTTTTCTTTTGTTTAATACAAAACCTACCCACATATCGAAACAGAATGTACCTGTGCCTTGGTTTAGTGTAGAGAATATATCCTTTTCGTTCCGTAAAGAGTAGTAGAGTTTAGATACTGGGTTATATAGCCACAGTCTACCCTCTACAGATTTTGTGGTAGCGTCCTTAGCTATCTGCTTAACAGCCCAGTTACGTTTCCAGTATGCCTTGTGTACTTTACCTGCCTCCTTTTCACTAATGTTTAATTGTTTAGATAGTGTGGCTACTCCAGCACCATAAGTACAAGCATAGTTGCCACCTTTGTAAATGTGTCGTGTGTTTGTTACATCATCAGGTTGATCTCCGTTTTTATAATCATTTACTTGTTGTTGTGTTAAGGCCCCTGCTGATAATGCAAGGTCTAAGTGTGGATCGAAGTCATCGCTCATCATTTGTTTGACATACTCTGGGTCATATTCCCACATATAATGTTGCTTAGTCCTATCCTCTAAGCTGCACATATCCGATCCACATAACTCTTTACTGCCTGTTGTTGTCAGTAGTCCTCGTATATCCTTACCGTATGGTTTGCGTAGTGATGGTAGGTTAACACAGACTGCGTGTTTAAAACGTAGTGTGTTGGTTAAGCCCTGTACTGCTGCTATAACATGGCCGCTATCATCTACACTCTTTAAGAACCCTTTTAACAATCCTATACGGTGCTTGATTACTGCCATATCATCTAACAATAATACTTCTGGGTGTATGTCACCTAGTCTAACTACACTCTTACACAAGTCTCCTGACTTTGTTTTTATCTGTGGTACTTTACGTTGGTCTGGTTTAAAGTCGAACGTCTCTGGCTCCCAGCCTAAACCATCTAACCAATCTTTGATCTGGCTTACACTCGATGGGTTAGGTGCTACCATATCAACTAATTCTTTTACCTCCTCATCATGTTCAAAAGGTAATCCCATGTCTTTGGTTAGCTTATCCCAACGTAAACCAGTGGCAGATAGTGTGCCGTCTTTCTTGTATGGCTTAGTTGGTCGTTGTCTTTTAGCATACTTAGGTACCAATGGCATCAATCCTGCTAACTGCTCTACTGAGTGTGCGTACTTATCCTCTAATTGTTCTAGCAGTGTTGAGGTATTAGCTACATCTAACTTCCACTTACTAGATTCCTGAAGTCTTGCACAATTCATCTTAAACATAAGGTATCTGATTAGTGCTTGTGGTTTACCCTCGTACACTTTGTCTAACATATCAGATTGTACGTCCCACAACAGCTTGTTAATCTTTACATCTTCCTCACAACGGTTAACATATTCCTCTATAGGTAGATTAGTCCAGTTTGTAATCGTTGGCTTGGCTACACCTAGATCCTCACCCCAACCTTCTAAACCATGTCGGCCCCTTTCTGGGTACAAGTACCAAGACAGTGCCAAAGTATCTACTATCTGTGCCTTGATCTCAATACCCAGTAGCCGTTCTAATGTTGGTGCATCGTACCGTATGAAGTTGTGGCCTATAATCCTATCGTCTTTAGTCAAGTTTAAAAGGAATACTCTTATAGCTTGTGAGCTAGTATAGCTGGCTATTGTATCCTCAATCTGTACTGACATACAGTGTAGCTTAGTGGCCTCAATTCCATCTGTCTCTATATCAATTATGTAATCTGCCATAACTCGGCTCCAAATAGGTTACTGTTGGCTCATCAAAATAAACATCACAAGTATAACTCTGTCCGAAGTCCCTGTCAAACAACATATAAAACTCTGACATATTCTTACGTTCGATAGGGCACTCGTCTGTACGATCACGACTGATACCATGTCCGTAGTGTGACCATTTCTCTAAGGCCCTACTACCTGTGAACTCAGAACTATAAACCCTTGCCCCTGCCTCGTGTGGTTTAGATGCCTTTGGCTTGGGGTTAACGTGTGAGTAACAGAATATAGTTATCGGATACACGTTCACCAGATCAGCCATGTCAGTCATAATCTCGTTTAGCTTATCATTGGCTTCACTACTACTATAACGGCTCACCAGCGCAGTCAGAGGATCGAGAACGAATATGTTAATGCCATCGAGTAAGTGCATCTCCTCTATTGCGATACGAATATCATGCCAATCTCTACTTGCCCCCCGATCATAAAACCTTACGTTACCTTGTAGGCTTTCTAATGTACTACGCAATTCACCATCTGTATAGTTTGTATCTGGTCTAGTAAAGTCTTTCTTTGCTTCCTTACTAGCCAGCTTTTTAGCTGTCTTAACAGGGCTATTCTCTAGGTCAAACATACCTACCTTGACCTGCTCTTTGTACAATAGGTGGTGTACTAGCTGGTGTTGGTGGTCAGTCTTACCAATCTTAGGTGCTGCCCCTACAATATGGATAGTGCTAGGACGTATACCGAAGCAAGCCTTAGTGACTGTAGGCCAAGGAAAGGAAAGCCCCATCACTGGCTTCTCCATTGCCTTATCTATCAGGTCTAATACGTCTACCACTTCACCCTGTCGCTCGATGTTTGAATCCCATACACAGTTCTGGTACAGCTCACGCTCTCTACCGGCTAACACCATCTCGTTAGCATCTTTTAGTTCGTACTTGGCTACCTTACACATAGGAAAAGATTGTAACACTTCCTTAGTGGCCTTACGTCCTGCATCATCCATGTCGAAGCACAGAATAATCTCACCGTATCGGCTAAGGAACTCTCTATTAGCCATCATATCCTTAACGGCACTGGTTGCACCCCTTGTTACTGACACTACACTGGGCAGATACTGTTTGTACCGTTCAGGGGTGTTACTAGTGATAGCTTGGTACAAACTCATTGCATCCAAGCGACCTTCAGTAATGAATAACTTCTTACCTCCATTCTTTTTGGCTAGTGGTGTACCCCATAATTCAACTTCACCTTTACGATCACCTACTGTACGAAACTTTTTATCTTCAACGTGCTTAACTTCCCACCCCGTCACCTTACCTTGCTTAGTGTCAGGGTAATAGTGTTCTTCGATGGTCTTACCATCTACTTGGCTTAGTGCTACCCGCACCCCATACAATTCACAAGTCTGCTTATTGATGCCGCGATCAGGTATTGATTGTATTGGTAGTTCGTTTACGTTCTTGTTTGTCATTACCTGCTCCGGCTCTTGATAAGTTCTTGTTTTTGTTTTATCCATTGGGAAGTATGTAGAGCAAGCAAAGCAATAGCTATCCGTTTGCCCACCCTCATACCCGTACACTTGATTTGCATCGGAGCTACCACATTCATCACATGAAGTCTTGTACAGGGTAGCCCCTTTCGGTCTGTCGTTTTTGTACTTCATAATTACTCACTCGATAACTGAGGCCAGTCATTGCTGGCATCAAATATATACTCGGGCCACAAGTCATCTGCTGCGTCAATGGCCTTGTCTCCTCTATCCCATGCCTCCTCGTTGACAATCCACTCTTTGTTGCCCTCTACTGTAACGTAGCGTCCACCATCATACAACTGTTTCATGGCGGCATATAACTCTTGAGCAACCACCTGCGCCCTAGCCTGTAGTTTTTCCTTGTAAAGTTCCCACTGTTCATCTTGTGCTTTTTGTCTACAACAACACTTTGTACATTCACTCATAATAACTCACCCCTCTAATGCAATGTAGTTGTTTCTTTTTCTTCACCTTCTATCAGGGAAAACCCGAACTCATCCTCTAAGTAGCTAGACAATTCTCTGCAAGCTATGGCCGCTGCTATGGCAGATGGCCCACGCTCCTCTAACAACTCAAGTATAGCATCACACAAACCCTCAGCCTCGTCCATCATTTGTTCGTATTCTAAGTCTGTCATTTTGTTAGTCACTTGTTAAAGCCCTCCAGCTAATAGGGAATAGATCACCAATAATTTTACCAACACCTTCAGCTAATTCTTGAATCTCTTTTTGTGCGTGAGGATCAGTACGTTGATTATAAAACCTAGCAAAGCTTGCTACGTTACCAGTCCATACCCAGCTAACCATTGCGCCTTGTGGTAACAGAAACCTAGCTTGTTCTGGGCACATGCCCTCATCAATAGCGTAGGTGTAATCTGCTAGGCACGATTTGTAATGGCGTTTAAATATATTGTGCCACCTCACTTGCTCTTTCATCTCACCAGTACTACCTTGCTTTGCACTACCTACTGGCTTACCCCTAAAGGTAGAGCCTAGATAGAACTCAGGGCCAGAAGATATATAACGCCTACTCTCTTCATTCTCAACAAAACCACTCTTGTGCTTGAAGCATTGAGTACGAATAGGTACTGGTGCTTTCATACGCAGCTGAATGGACGTATGAGCAAAGGGTGTCCAGTGCTGGTGGCTTGCTAAGTAATTGATGAGGCGCTCGTCCTCTGGCCCCTTCTCTAACTGTTTCTTTTCAAAGCTAACACGGGCAGCGTTGACTACTGATAGGTCGCTACCCATATGATCCAAATATTCTACCTTCATTCTCGAAAACATTTACCCTTCACTCCTATTATTGATATTCTTTATGTCGATTTGGGGAAGTGTTTCCGACATAAGATATTATTATGTCGAAAGCCAGCAGTAACTAGTACACAATCAAACATGGTAACAATTCTCATTCTCGTCTATGAATATACAACCACCGATAATATGTCCACTGTCTACACAACACTCACATATTTCCTCAAAGTGCATCTCGTCAACGGTTAATTGTTCATCACAAACGATACAGGTACGAATAGGATTCTGTTCTAATAACTCCTGTTCTCTTTCGTAATCGTTTAGGTCTTGTTCTACTCTACATTTATTGTTATTCATATACTTATAACTCCTTAAAAGATTATTTATTGTATCACGTTTCAACCCTATTAGCAATACCCTGTAATCATTTTATATTCTAAATCTTTTATCTCGTTAAGAATATAATCATAATCCTTTTGCGTCCTAGCCGCATACAGTAACGCCTCAAGTTGTTTATTGTATTCGTTATACCCTATGCTTCCATCTCGCAAACCTTCCCTTGCTTTATACATTTCACTTGCAATACTTATCTTTACTCTTGGAAATTCCATGTGGTTTACCCCTTGTGTTATGCTGTTAATGGCCCTCAGACGCTCCCTAAAGGCCGTTCTACTACAAACCTAAGTTACCCTACTGGATAGATACTAAAACCCTCTCTAACTCGCTTAGAATTGCCTCCGTTTTTTGGTTTTGTTCTTCGCATTCAAACAAGTGATAGTTTAAAACGTCTATATATTCCTCGTGAGTATACATTCCAACCTGATATAACTTTAGTTCTGCGTCCAGCTCTGGGTAATCTAACATAGATACGTTGTTCATAATATATAACTCCCATTTGATCTTATTAAAACTCACCAACTTGGCACAAGATATAGATTATGGCAGAAAGTACTACCAGTAATATATCCTTTTGGTTAGCCTTGTTTATTTTCATTAGCTATATCTCCCCTTGCTTTTTCTTCCCAGTAATCTAATGACTCGTCGTCTGCATACACTACGCCCAACGCTCGTTGGCTTTCCCTAAGCTGCTCTACGTCCATCAGTAACATGCTGGGATTGTAATCACTATACCCCAAACAGTTCACAAGTCTGTCAGCAGCGGCTAACGTGTCATGTGTATACAAAGCAACGTCAACGCCGAATTTCTTAACAAGCTCTAACTGTTCTTTGTTTAGTTGTGCTTCCATTGTAATGGCCTCTTTAGTGTATTTGATACGTTAGTGTAACTTATAGCTCACGTGTTTGACATCTGGATTCCAACAAGCACGGCAATCACCGCACTGGCCCTCGTTTAAGTATGCCCCGCATTCAGTACCACGCCCGCCCATTACATGCACGCCGCTGGTATTGCCTTGCCACTTGTTGGTTTTTTGGTCAACTATGTCATCGCTGACACGCACCACGGCATTGCTATGCTTAGTTAAACCTTTAGCCATTCGCGCCTCCCGCGTAGGGATCCAATGGCTTGTTGCTGGTGTGTTATATATCGCCTCACTGACTAAATCGCGATACTCATCACTGTATAAATCACCCGCCGAATGCCACCTAAAAAACGCCTCACCATTCAGGGCGATAACAAACGCCTCAATCCATAACTGGCGTATTGACCAATTGTTAGCCGCTAAGTCTGCAACATTCCAACGTCTTTGTTTAGCTTGTATGGCTGGTTTCATGGCATCGTGGCCTTTTGTGGCATAACATCCGGAACAAACAGTTCCTTTAACTTGTGCTAGTTTGTCGCCTCGTGGACACGTTAGCCGCGCTGGTATGGCAAAAGTATACGCTGGCATCTTGCTATTCTTTGATAAGCCAATAAAAGCCCGTGCGGTTTTCTTATTCCTAATGCCATCAATAAAGGATAGTGCATCCGCTTTAATATTCTTTGTCGCGTTATCAAACAGGCCGCGCAATGTTTCGATGTTGTTGGTTGTTTCGCTTGTGGTTATTAGCATTTTTGAATACCTCTTTGTTTTGTTTTGTATCTTTTAAAACTGTTGGAGGATTAAACCAGTTCCACCAGCAGCGGTTTTA